CGCCAACGTCAATATCCCGCTGGATGGAGATGGTCGTATCGGTGGTAAACGAATCGTCAAACACCACCTCAAAGTGACTGCCGTGCTTTTCGGCAAACGGATCGCCAAAATCAAAATCCTTGGTGCGGACGTAGGATTCGTAGTCGAAATAACCAGTTCCAGTTGATGTGGATGTTGTGGTTGTTACAACATAAACACCATAATCAAGATAATCACTGCTAGTCGTTTGTGCTGGTGTTTTATATCCGCTGTATTTAACTATTTGACCAGTTGTGTTTTTTAGCATTAAACGAAGACCTTCGTCTTGGAAATTGGTCAAAGCAAACTGCATAACATTCGGAGTCCAGGTGCCTTCAAATGCCCCAAGCACCGTGTTGTACACAATGATGGTGTCGTTAAAATCGTTTGAGCCTGTCGGAACAGCAAGGAAGTAACGGTTGTCGTAAAAAGCCGCAGCACAAATGCCTGTTTCCGCCACGTTGATTTCCTGAATAACATCCTTGACAACCTCGGAGATTGGCAACCCAACCGAGGTAAAATCGTCCGCCGCAGACCGCACCAGAGAGCGGATGCCGTCATCGGAAAGGAAGAAGATGTCTGAGTTGACCTGCACAGCGGAACCCTCGGCCACGCAGCCGGTATTATTGGAGATAAGCTGGATCACCCAATCCGCCGCGCTTGTCATGCTTGGAGGGATCGTCACCTGAAATATGCGCCGCTTCTTGAAGACTATAATTCGATTCTCGTAATACGGCACAATGGCCGTGATTTCATCGCCGTCGTCGGCGTTTATGATTGCGCTATTGGCCACATCCCAAATCGATGCGTCCAAAATGTCGGAGGCATAAAGCGTGTTGCGGTTCCCGGCTGATCCAACGCCAAAGAGACGGTTGCCGGTGTTGATTAAAAGCCTGAGATTGAGCGGAGGCGGACTGACCGTGGCCGTTGCAGTTGCACCAGAGCCGTTGCCAATAATTGTCACGGTCGGTGCGCCGGAGTAACCAGACCCACCATCTACCACGGTTACGCTGGTAACAGCACCACCGGCAACCTGAGTAATCAAGGTAGGCAAGGTGCCTCCCCAATCCGGGCCGGTCACAATGGCGGTCGCGCTGGTATAACCCGTCCCGCCCGTCGAGATGGTGATAGCTCGAACCTTTCCTCCCTGCCTGGTTGCAATGTCGCCATCGTAGTAATAAAGCGGACCATCCGAGTCCGCTATATACATCTTGTCGTTGAACTGAGCCATGCTGACCTTGACATCGTAGGCCGTAGAGAAGCCGTCCGCCCATTGTTGGTTTTCATTGTCCCAGGTGCGGGTGGCGCCGGTAAAGCTGCTCCAGATTTCCTCCGGCGGATGCAGAGTCGCGCTTCCGTTTGAATTGATGCTGTAAAGTCTGCCTTGCGTGACGGTTACAAGATCCTCATGCTGTGCAGTGTCGTAGTACCGCATCCCACCAATCGAACCCTCTTGGCTCGTCGCAGTTGTGTTGAAGTTGGTAACTCCACGGCGAGTTTCAAGGCTTCCCTTTGGGGACAAAGTCATATTGACCAACTGCTGAACTTGGTTCTCCGCAAGCAGGTCGGATTGCAGACCGCTGGCCTGACCACCCGCAAAACTGCGGATGCCGTCAAACGCCAGAAGGTCGTCGAGGTTGTCCGAGTAGTAGGGCATTAGGAGGCGGTAATTTCTTCGGTGGTAAGATCGCCCAAGTTGGACGGTGTGATCTGCTTGATCCCGCCAACCTGCGAAAGTTCGTAGTTAGCCATCGCCGCAAGGTCGGCATTGGCGGTCTGCACGACCGACTGTGCCTTGGCGTACTGCCGTTCACGCTCCAAAGCATCGGCGTGGGTAAGGGAAAGCACAACCTGGTGAACGTGTGGCAGGCGAAGCTCGTCATCCAACGCCTGCGTGGTCGGCGGGAAATCAACAATAATGTTGGTGCGGGTAAGACACTTCAGCTTTTCCACCACCCGCAGGCTTATCGTCCCAGCAGTTTCCAATCGCGGATACAGATCAAGCTGTGCAATTCCGCTCGTATTGCGACCAGTAAAGTGATACAGCACCGGAGTACCCGTGCGGGTATCCTCAAGCAGATCAGCGTCCTGGCTGATGATGGTGGCAAGGTCGATGGGTTCAACTTCGGATTGGTCATATGATACGGAGAGCGGTGTCTCCACGTTGGTTCCGAGCGTGATGGTACGGTTGGTCCCGACCGAGTAGGTGGAACTGGTAACAGTTTCACGCCAAGGGGCAAAGTTCCATACCCGGCGGTAAGCCAAGCTTGCGGCTTTCTGGAGAAAAACAAGCGTGTCGGCATCAGTCTTCCCGACCTTTTCGCCAGCGTATTGGGCGATTTCGGATAGGGTCATATATTACTGCGGCTTGGTCGGCCAAACAATGCTTTCCGGAGTGCTAAAATCTTGCGGTATGTTCCTAAGCAGATTCCTATAAGATGCCCATGCTTGCTTGTCTGCCGTTGAATCCTGAAGTTGCGTCCAATCGGATTGGGCTAAAAGGCTGTCCCTGAACCCGCGCACCGATTGCCACTTCAATTCGGATGTAAGATTTTCCCCAAAGATCATGCCTCAACCTCCCAAAGCTCAAGAATTGCCGCAGATGCACCTCCAAAAACCCTGGTGCCAGCATTGTTCCCATTCACATAAAATGTGTTTGAGTTCATTCCAACCCTAATTTTGTAAGTTCTTGCAGTCGTGCTTCCAGATGCATCATAATAATTTAGCGGTATCGAAGCCTGCCAATTTGCACCGTTGCTTGGTACTCCAAAGACTGATAATGCATTTGCATTAGAATCCTTGAAAAGTGCTGCCATAATTCCATTGGCACCGGATGATCCGGTTGGATTTCCAGTGCAAAGGAATTTTATATATATTGTTGATGTTGCAGAAAGAGGAGTTATTGTTGCCGTAAGAACTTCATTTCCTTCCGTATTTTGCGGAATTGTGTCGTCCCACGGAATCGCCGTTCCGCACGTGATAACCGAAGTCGTTGTTGATTTTACAACCTGTAAAACTTTACCTGCCGATCCAATTGCAGAAGTCGATACGGTTGTTACCCTGCCTTTTGCGTCAACCGAGATAACTGGAATTGCAGTAGACGTTCCGTAGGTTCCGGCGGTAACACCAGTGGTTCCAAGAGTTCCGGTTCCCTGGCTAATTGTAAAATCGCCAGCGAGCGTGGTTGAAAGATTTGTAATGGTTCCAGTAGTGGAATTAAGCGTTCCAATCGTCCCGGCAGTGCTGTTGATTGCGCCGGAGAACGTGCCGGTGGAGCTATTCAGCAAGCCGCTAAAGGTTCCGCCAGTGATCGTCGCAGTGCTGGAGGTAAGCGTCTGGATTGTTCCGTTGGTAATGTTGGCAGCGGTGGAGGTAGTGGTCCCGGCGGTCAGTGTCGGGATGGTTCCGATGGTAATGCTGGCCGTGCTGGAGGTAAGGTTAGGGATCGTGCCGTTCGTGATTGACGCATTGGTGGAAACAAGCCGAGTGCCAGTGGACGTGCCGTAGGAAATGTTGGTTAGGTTGGCGTTGGTATATGTGCTGATCGTTAGCGCATCCTCAAACAACTCGTTTACCGTAACGGCGCGAGGGGCATCTCCAGCGGTCAAATCCGCATCTGCAATCAATAGCTCGTCGCCGGAGCCAACCGAAGTAAGGTTGGTCTGGTCGGTGATTAACGCCTGATAGATGTCGGTTCCATCAATAAGGTTGTGCAACCCGGCGGCAGTCACTACGCCGTTGGTTGCGAAAGTCTGGGAGCGATTGAATTTAATAGCCATATTACGTGGTGAACCTTAAGGAGGTTGCAAAGATTGTTCCTGCTGGAACAGTGCCGGTTGTGTTGCTTGAGTTTACAAGATTGTATTGAAGAATATTCGTTGCTTTCGGGAAAAAGTGTAATGAGAAAGCCTGCGAACCGCCTGCGGTTGCCGAACCCAATGAGTTTATGCTCCCGATTGCAATATCGCCAAGCGCAACTCCAGACAGGGCAAATGTTCCGGTGGATACGGTATTGCCAGCAAGCGTTGATCCAGTGAACGTGGATGTGGTGTAGGCCGCGCTTGTGATGTTTGGACCGGTTGCACCAATCTCAAGCGTTCCGACCGTGGCGGTGGTAGCAACAGACAGACCATTAAGCGTGGAGATGGTTCCGATGGTGGCCGTGTTTACGCTGATCGTGCCGAGGGTGTTCGTGCCGGTGGAGGCGGTGATGCTGGAGCCAAACGTCACCGCGCCAAGCTGGAGCGGGATGGTTGCCGTGGAAATCGTGGCCGTGCTTGCGGACAGCGTGCCGATGGTCGCCGTCCCGGTGGATGCCGTGACGTTGGAGCCAAAGGTTACTGCGCCAAGCTGGAGCGGTATCGTCGCCGTGCTGATGGAGGCGGTCGAAATGGTGGCCGTGCTGATCGTAGCCGTGCCAACGGAAAGAGTCCCGATTGTGGCTGTTCCGGTGGATGCGGTTAGGCTGGTACCGAAAGTGACAACGCCCGACAAAAGGCTGGTTCCATCCACCGCCAAAGAGCCAGTGCTTCTTACCTCTGAAGTCGAAAGGGACAACGCGGATGAGATGTTATCTCCGCTGGTAATGGCCTGAAGCGATCCGCTGATAGGATTAAGGGTTTCAACCTTTAACAACTGCGGATAGCTTGTAGAAATGTTTTGCGTGCCTAAAGTAGCCATTTATCCTCCGTTGGTGAGCCGGGAGCGGATCGCATCCCAAACCACACTGACTATAGCACCTATGGAGCCTGCCACAAGGAGCATCTTGGTTTTAAGGTGTTCTAGGGAAGTTACTCTGTTGGATAGGTCGCCAAAGCTGGATAGGGAGCGTTCCACCATCCCGATCAGGGTAACTTGACGTTCTTCCATGCGGGCAAGCCGCTCTGACATTGACCCGAACTTTTCCCGAAGATCATGGATCTCATCAAGACTCACGACCCTTACCCTCCAGATACTTTAGAGCAACGGCCAGATGCACGACAGCGTCCACAATCTCGTCCCGATCCCGACCCTCCTCCACAATGCGCTTGATGGAGCGGTTTACGCTCAACAGGTGCTTCACCTTCCCGATGTACTTCGTCTCCCTCGCCACCGTGTTGTTCTCCCCGGCAAACTTCAACGCCTCCCTGAAACAGGCGTACTCCTTTTGCGTCATCAAGAAACGCAAACTCAAATTGGTGAGCCAGATGGCGAGGGGTTTCCACATGGATTAGACCGCTCCAAATTTATTATAAGACAACGCCGCCATAAAATCTTCGTAAGTGTATTTCATAAGCCCTCTGGAACTTGCGGGGCGACAAACTGGACGGAATCGGCCTCGTTGTTGGTTCGGGCGGCGAGGATGAGTTCCTTGCACCGCAGGTATTCATTTCGGCAGGCGGCGATGTAGCTTTTTATGGCCTCGCAACGCTCTGGCGGGTAGATGCCAAGTGCGGCGTTTTGTTGGGTGGCTTCGTCTAGGCCAGCGGATTGGATTGCTTCGCTGGTTGCAGTCCTTGCATGGCCAACGTTCTCATTTTTTGCAGTTGCAAGGCTTCGGTCGTCCTCAATAAATGAGGAGCCGTCTTGCCTAAATACGATTGTTTTGCTCATACGTTTCGAAGGTAAACTATTGGAGCATTTCCTGATGCGTCATATTTTATTGTATATGTAGAGAGATCGCTTGGTAATGCCGCGTAATTAAAATCAACGTAAGGTCTGTTATTTAAGCTTGATAATGTATTCGAGTGAACACCGCCCAAGTAGCTCATCACATCATATTGACTTGTCCCTTGAGCAAACATTGAGGTGCTTAGTGACGGAATCAGTGCGCCAAAATAAATTTTATTTTTTAATGTAATGCTTGGAGATATTGTGTATTCAATATTTGTGCTTGTTGATCCATTTAACGCAGTTGATGCAACAACCAGCGTAGATGGCCTAAAATTTGTTGTGTTGCACTCATAGAGGCCGATTCTGGCATCACAATTAGCAACTGATCCAAATCTAAAACCAATTCTATTGAATGTTTTTGATCCAGAAATAACCAACACACTTAAATACAGTTTTGTATTAACAAGACTTCCAGCATTGTTTCCACTCGCATTACTCATTATATATGGGCCGTGATATTCTGTATTTGCCAAGTCAGTAGATGGCGGATAAATCCACCCAAAAGACGCGCCGCCTTTTAACATTAAATTTTCTTCCCCCGCCGCTGGAGCAGGAACCAATCCCGCCGTGCCTGCGACTGAGCTTGTCGCCCCGACCATGTTTGCGGGAGCCGCCCCGCCGCCGCCGAAGAAGCCCATGACCTAGCCCTGAATCCCTACGATCCGGCCAGTGCCGGTTGAGGTTATGGCAGCAATTGCACCGGTCGGGATGAAGTTGGATTCCCAGACAATCCCTTGGCCGGATGTAAGCTGGATGTCATCGGTCGCACTGGCGGTTCCGTTGGTGTCAATAAACACTGTTCCACTTGTGCATTGCACCAGAAGATAGTTGCGGGTGGAGTTGGTGGCGAACAGGGTTCCGTTGGTCGTGCCAGCGGTCAGAGTTCCTGTGCTGGTCGTGCCACGAATGGGCGGAATCCCATCGGCCACATCCGCCTGAAGCGTGGTAAGCAACGCCTCGATCTCGGTGAGATTGGCGTTAATCGACATGGTCCCGCCGGATAGCGGTCCCAAACTCTCAATAATCGTGTTCCACTGGCGGCCCATTATTTTGTCTCCATTGCGTCAACTGCGCTCTGCATCGTTGGGGTATTAGGGTAGATGGTTTCTGGGAAGTCGTCAACGCTCTGCTCCGGCTTGCACCCGGCAAGCAGAAGGCAGAGCGTCAACGCCCTAACCACAAATTTAGTCCTTGCGGACGTAGATTGCCAGTTGACCGCCAGCGGAATTAACCACGGAGGAAATGTCGCCATAAATGGTGGCACCGCCGCCGATAGTTGCCGTGGTGGTTGAACCGCTAATCAC